AAATGATGGAACACTTTTTGCTACTCTTCCACCCATACCACTGTGAAGTGTACAATAGTAGTATAGAGTGTCGGGTGTTGAACCATCAACAATCAAATGAGTCATGTTATATAAATCAGCTGAATTATTGTGAGTGTAGTTTATAACACCACTTGTATAAATGGTACCACCACCGTGAGTTCCATCTACAGTGGTTGAGAATTTTAGTACATGAGTTTTAGGAACCGTAAAGTAGTAGTTGTATCCTTGTTTGATTTGAATTGCACCTGCCTCATCGGCTAAGTCCATTTTAAATTTACCACCACTGACTGTAACATTTACATGAGCGTGTTTAGGATTGGTATCAGTTCTTGTTGTTTTTCTTTGTAGTGGTTCAGACTTAGAAACAATTTTAAAAATGTTTACGTGTCTAGCCTGTAATCTAGAATGATGCAATATGGATGATGCATCTAATACACCATCTGACTCTGGCGAACCAGCATCATTGTAATGTATGATTGGATTATTAACTCTTGGTGGTGCAATGAATCTTGCATCCGTAACTTTACTCTCGGGTCTCGCTAATTCGTTAATAACTTTAAACCCATCTTCTAACAGAATGCTATTGTTTTCATATAGTTTACCGTCTTCTTGTGTTTCAAGAACCAAGTAATCTGTAAGATAAGTTTGTAATTCCTTAAGTGTTTGTTTAGAGAAATGTGCAAAATTATCTCTAGAGTTTTCATTCTCCAATAGATGTATGTTTGATACTGAATACAACTCATGGTCGGGTGCAAGACCATCTTCTAAGGCTAAGTGGTCTTCACTATTTCTATCTGAAGTTTCCAACAATACATTGTCTGTTGGATGTAATTGCATAACAACCATGGGTACGAATGTAGTTGATATAATACCCATTCTGTTTTCGAGGTTGAGGTCTTCCTCTGAGAAACGACCTTGAGGTACATCTGTACTTTTAACAGTTTTATGGATTGCAACTTCACCAAAGAATATATGACCAGCTGGATGTAGTAAATCTTTAACTACACTTCTCCATTTGTTAATGGATTCACCAACTCTAACTATGTAAGAATGAGATTGGTATCTGTGACTGTCATGTATATTGGCTGCAGTTGTGTCTAACCAAGATTTGTCCCCAACAAAATGTTCTTGTATAAGACCTTCTCCACCAAAACTACCACGACCATTGTAAGGGTCATCGAACATAACTTTGAATGAGTCTTCATTAGCATATGCAACTCTTTCATCCTGTAGGAAAGAACCTTTTAAATTTGTATACTTAAGAACGTGTCTGTCTTGGTCATAACTAAGAACGTCTGCAGTTGCACCCGAAATATCACCAACAATTTTTTCTCCTTGGTTTAGGGATGATGTTGGGGTTGTAATCATCATCGGGAAAGTTGATGTAGGACTTGCTACTGCATCTGAGGTGAATCTATTACCTTGGTCTAGTATGTTTAACTTTTCAATAGCACCAATGGTTGATGAGTATGCAAATAATGTCGCACCATTACCTGTTGCAACATTCTGATTTCTAATAATGGCACTTTGGTTAGATAGCTGACTCGTGATAGGAGCTCCATCTTTAAACACACCTGTATGTGTACTATCTCTGAGGATAGTTAATCTATTTTTCTGTACGTCTACTTCTAGTACTTTACCTGTTGCAGTTGTCTCAAAGTTTTCTACTTGAGTTATTAATTCACCCTCAACAAATTGACTTACATCATCAAGGAATATGTAACCGCCTGGATATACTTTTGGAAGAGTGTGATAACCTGCGCCTGGGTCTGAAATTATAACTTCTCTGATTCTTCCATCTTCAGAGTTATAGTTTATTGCTCTGCCATCTTCATATACTATTCTATAGTATTCGATGACAATCTCTACAACATCACCAGCACTACAAGGTTCTTCAAATACTACTCTATCATTTTTGTGAGAGTAGTCATGTTTTGTATGTGATGTATTTGCTGTTTTTTCTATACCATTCTTAAATACTGTAATGGAGTTATCGTTAAAGAACAAACTCTTACCATGGATGTCATCACCATTGAAAAGTGTTTGACCAGCTGTTGCAATGTATTCGTATTGACCAAATGTCTCATGGTTTTCTTGAATGACTTCGTCACCCACTGAACCTATGATACCAGCTGCACCCGAACCACCTGTGGCAGTGTTGTCAAAGACAACCATCTCTCCACCTTCGTAATTTGTTCCACCCAAATCAATGAATATCCTTTCAACTCCACCAAGTGATAAACCACTTACGTTAGTTTGACATTCTACTGAATCTAGGTTATCCTTTGCACCGAGGAAATTAATTGTGTCAGCATTGCTATACATGGAACCAGCATTACCACCTTCAAGTAGTATACCACCACCATCTTCCCACAATAGGTCAAAATCTACAGGTTCTTTTAGAATGAACCCACCATCTTCTAGTAATGTAGAATCCCCTGTTTCAGATAGCATCTTACCATCTTCTGAGTCTACACCGACATATGTTGAAGATGCATCATGGTTTATAGAATGTATTAAACCTTGAAGGGTTGCAGTTTCTATGGTAACCCCATCTCTGTCAACTAGGTCTACTTCAGCACCAGCAGTAAAGGTTCCTTTGTGATTGTCTGTAATTTCTAATGAGTATTCATCGTTATTGATGTCAAGAACATATACAGATTCAATAACTGATTCGGCTTGAATTGCAGTCTTAGTTGAATCTCTATACTCTACAATCTTGTCTGTTGCAACTGGAACTCGACCTTGTATGGTCATCTTAACATTTACTCTTCTTTCTTGAGAGTAATCTGAATCAGATGCAAATATAGTTTCGTTATAAGGGTATCGCACCTCTGCATCGTCCCCATATAGAAGTCTCATTAAGAACTTTAATGAATCTTCCGTACCCTTTTGTTGATATAGGTCTTTGATGTTTTTGATTGTAAGTCTCTTGTTCATTGTGAGACCCAAATCGAAAGATGGTGCTAAATCTGTTTGGAAGTAGTTTAAAAAATCTTCCGTTGTATGGTCGATATCAGAATAGTCTAATAGTCGATTGTTTGCGAGAATTGTATTTTCTTTATATGAAGTAACGGAAGTTTCTCGTCCACCTTCTCGTCCTTTAATGATTTCGCCTTTGGCAAAACCTGTTCCCGATATTGTTTGTAGGTATAATGTATTACCATTGATGACTACTATCTTAGATACAGTCTTACTAGTATTACCTACAATGTATTCTCCAACTTTGTATGGAGATAAAAATTGTTCGTCACTGTCGTTATAACCATCGTATAGTATTTTTGAACTATCTTGGTCGGGTGATGGTGAGATGGTAGCAGGTTCTAATAATATAGCACCTGTACCATCTTCTAATGAAACACCATCTATGTCACTCTTTGCAAACTCAGTTTTAGAACTGGTTTCAAAGACCAAGATTTCTGACTCTAGATATTCAAAGTATGCATTGAGGAAAGCCTCAAACATCGGAGACTCTTCCTTCAAATACTCGGGAAGTAATGAAGGTAGTCTATGACTTAGCTTATCTATTGAAAAATCTTGGTGAGACATATTTTAGTTTAACCTTAACTTAAAGTTGCACCTAGTGATGAGACAAGGAACCAAGAAGTTCCGTTCCACATCAACACTACTGCTTCACCACGAGCGTCTAACTTAATTTGCTCTGTAGTATCTGTGGAGTAACCCCAAGATGTTACAGTAATATTAGCTTTATGAGTTGAAGCTGGTTCGGTTGAAGCAAGGATAATTTTCAACTGACCTACGTCTGTTCCGTTATCCAAAGTGAATGCAACATCACCACTGAAAGCAGTACCATCAATGAACGTTGCAAAAGTTGATGCAAGGTTTGACGCTGTTGCTGTCAATGTAGCAATATCATCTACTGCTAAGTGAGTTGGAATGTTTTCAAACATCTGACCAATGGTCATCTTTTTGTTTACAGGAGTTCCGCCTGGGTTATCTACAATGTGCAATAAATCATCAGCACCGATTTCTGAATCAGCAACTGCTGTTAAAGCTGTTATTTTCTTATCTGCCATTTTTATTTCTCCTAAAATTGACTAATTTAATTAAAACCTCTTTCGAGGAATGCTACTCTAAGCACTGAACCTACAGTCTTAGACCACTTTATGCATAATTAATATGAAGAGGTTGATGTGGATTTATACCCAACACCAGCACTCGACTCACCACTTGCAATGGTGTCTACTTCACCTGTTACACTAACATCTGATGGGTCGATATCTACTAGATTACCTAGTGTTGCAACCACATCATTACCTGCTGGTATAACTGTGAAATCAATCGTTGAATCAGTATTAACCGTTGAGGTAATATTGATGGCATTGATTGTTACTTTCCCATTCGGATAATCCACTGTACCAGCTGTACTATCCAAATAAACTCTGGCACCACTTGATAAGTAGAACCGTCTTAGGTTACCTTTACCATCATCATCGAAATAATGAATGTTAACTGCATCCCCTTGAGTATAGAAACCTGTTGTTTGGGTGATACCACCACCCGCTGCATTATATCCATCGTTTGGATTGTATAATGCATTACCAAAAACACTTGTATATCCTGTCTCTTGACCAGTCTTTATAGTAGTTGCTTTTCGTAATCTGATATTACATGTGTTAGAAAGAATTGAACCATCCGTTTCGTCAATAGCTTTAACAAGATTCGAATGTCTGAATACAGAATCAAAGTTTGAAAGGTTAGTATTGTCGAACGTATTGATTGCACTTGTTACTAGTGTCACCAATTCTCCGTTAGAGTATTGTGTTGCATTCTCGTTATATTTGAATACACATGTAATTAAAATTTTGACTATGTCTGCATCGATGATAGTAGGTCTAACAGTCAACATATTTAGTTTGTTGAGTTTGCTTTGAACTAACTTCTTCTCTGTATCAGATAAGTAGTCTGAGTTTTTGGGTTTAAGTGCAATGAACACTTTACCATATTCGGGTGGGTCATTGTCTTCACCACCCCATACTGCAACTGCATCTGCGTTTGGGTAATACTCACTGACCTTTGCTTTGTAGTCATTCAGTGTTACCAATCTATTTTGAGATGTGTAAAACTTTGTTGCTTTAAATTTGATTGAGTCGATAGATTCTTTCTCTGCACCACCTGTAGCTGGAATGACTCTAGTTGTCCTTACATCTGAAAATCCATTGATACCACCCACCATTGTAAATAAGTTAGCACCATCTGCATGAGCATCATCCACTACAATATAAGTCACTGCAATTGAATCACCATCTTTAAGACTAGCACCAAGAACACCATCACCAAAATAAAGTTCAATGTATCCTTCTTCGTTTTCTTGAGTGTAATATACTTTAGAGGTTGTAGTAATTGCTGAGATATCTGTTGACAATGCATAGTTAGATGATACACCGCTACTTGTGACCACAACACTTAATTTAGATTTATCTACCCTTTGATTACTAAGCACAAACTTTGGATTTGCAATTTGATTATCAAACACATAGATGTCTGTTGCATAAGTTCCCTGTACAAGGTTTACATCCGTGTAATTATAAGTAGTTCCATTCTGACTTGGTCTTACTGTTGATGACACTACAAAATCGTAGTTGGTTCCATCGTATACTGTCTGAAAAACTGTTCCTCTTAAAAGTTGCATTTCTGAAGTGGTTGGCAATGTACCGTCTGCATTTCTTACACCACTACATGCAACATCTACTGTTGCTTCGGACGCTGCTTCAGACGCTGGAATAAATCCTAAATCCTTTGCACGTGATACTACATTCTTTCTCATTTGTGCAGAGTCTAGGAATAATTCCGAAGCTGCAATGTTAGTATTGATTGCACCAATATGAGATGCATATGCAAGAAGGTCAATCAAGACTGACATGTTTGACCCTTCGAAATCGTAATCTTTAAATTGTTGTTGTCCTTTTAGATACGACTTAAGGTTATCTGAAATTGAATCAAAGTCTAAATCTGTTACATTTATTTGTGAACTATTTGTTGCCATCTTATCGTGCCCTTGTTACTGTGAATGTCAAATCGTTATTTGGAACACCCTCGTTAATGTTATAAAATACGGTTACATCCATATTGTTGTTGTCAACATCATCAAATCTTACAGACACATTTGAAACTCTTGGTTCAAACTTTTCTATGGTCTCTACTAAAGTTCTTTGCATTCTACGTACCTTTCTATCCGTGTCTAATTCAAATAACATGTTTCTGATAGACCCACCAAAGTTTGGTTTAAATGGTCTTTCATATTTGTTGGTTAGAACAATGTTTCTTACTGCTCTACGTATTGCATCCGTATCCGTTTTAAGAGTGACATCACCTGTTACTGGATGAGCTCTCATGGTTATATCCATATCAGAATATATGTTTTTGTTTGCAACGGTCTTTCCGTTATTTACTAGTTGGTCTGACATATATCTATTTATACTCGCATCATTCTATTCTTCAGCAGGAACTACAGGAAAATCTGTTGGGGCAGAGCCTGGGCCTGGTCTCTCGGACTTATTAGTCTTACCAGCATTTGCACCACTACCAGTATCCATTGATTTAGTCTTATGGTAATGAGTTGCAAGTGTTGGGCCGTTACCAGCAGAGGTTGATATATCCCCAGTTGCATGTATTGTTTTATCGTTAGTTTGTTTACCAGTGATATGAACCGTACCGTCAACTGTTAAATTTGTAGTCATTTTTGTAGTTGGTGAAGTGAATGTTGTGTTACCCACTACATCTGCATTTAATGTTCCACCTATCTGTGCATCTACGTTACCTTCGGTCACATCTAGATTGACATTACCTTTTGATACGGTTGTAAGAACATTTCCTTCTGATACTGTTGTGGTCATATCACCCTTCAATACGTTTGTTGTTACGTTACCAGTATTCACATTGATAGTTACATTACCCTTTTCTACAGTTATATCAGCATTACCTGCTATGAAAATACTATCGTTTTTACACACTACTTGATAGTGGTCATTTACTATTCTAGAAACTTCTGACCCATCGGGATGTATCTCATGGAATGTTCCCGACCTGTGATGTATGTTTAGTCTTTCTGCAGTTGGAGTATCATCAACTTCAATTAGATGACCCGACTCTGTTGCTGTAACTTTGTTGTATGGGTAGACTGGTGCTTCTGCACTATCTAAGAATCCTTCTAAGTTATCTGATAGTTTATGCTCATAAAGAGTACCCTCTTTAGATACGCCTCTTGCAAAACTTGACAAATCAGACTGGTCGGTGTATAATGGATAGAAAGGCAAATCATCTTCTGTTAGTTCTGTCTCTTCAATGGTTGAACCTGTTGCATCATACTTGATGTCAATTGTTTTAGGTTCTTTGGGTGCAGTATCTAATGCACTCGTTAAACCAAACCCTCTTCTAACATCCTGTTTTGGATTGGGCCCATCGGATGTATCATTGTAATCTTCTACGGTTAACTTTCTAGGGTCATTGAACCCTCTATCGGTTGCCCTAGTAATAAGTTCATCTGTAACAGATTCTTTGTACCCTACTTGAGGGATACCTGCTGTTGTTCCTAGTATGATAGGGTCTTGCTTTAAATCCCCATCTCTGAAATATCCAAATACTGTAGAACCTTCTACAAGTCCATGTTGAGTTCCTATACCCGAAAGTCCAGCTGCAGTGGTTGGAAGAATTACTTGACACCATGGTAAATCGGGTGTTGCAATTAGTTGTTTATTGTCGGTATGTATTCCGTGTATACGTACACGAACCCTACCTATCATAAGAGGGTCTTGTCTGTCTTCGACTATACCATAAAAATAATGTTCCATTAATCTGTCCCCTTCACTGCTTTATCGGATTCTGCTAAGCCTGGTGCATCTGCAATATCCATTGTATAACTTTCTTTAACGCACTCTAAATGCATTATTCCCGAAGCATTTGCTGGTTCAAAATTTAAACTTAAATCTGTAATCAGATATCTATCATCATTTAGGTTTTCACTTACATTACCATCCAATGTTTCTGCGCCTGGGATTTTTAGTTTGATAACAGTTCCACAAGAGAGGTCGGTTCTCAATGGTATAGTAACTATCATCTTGTGTTGTTCTAGTATTTCTAAGAGAGCTCTTCTCTCTAATTTTGCATTGTCTTTATTTTTAATTCCTTGGAAAACTTCGTCTGATGCAATAGAGTCTGCATTATCAAAGGTGTGATTTGATGTGTAAGTATAATCTACTATGGTTTTAAATTCTCTATTCATTGCAAGGTCTACATCAACTTCAATTGCATCGGGTGATGTTCTATCATCTGTTTGGTTATGAGCAGATAGACTGACTTCATCTTCATCTGTTATAATAAGTGGGAAGCCAGAAAGGTGTGTACCTCTGTCCATGGTTTCCTTGTAATCGTAAATCACATCTTCTTCTAATTTTCTAACTGGGTCATAGACTTTCATTGAAGCACCATATGCCCCACCAATCATAGCTGAAAGAGTATCAAATTGTTGTGGTTTATAATAACTTAGGATTCTACTGTTAAGACCGCCTGGAGCATTCAAATCTTTTTCTGAAGACTCTACATCAGCTGATGTTGGTTTCATTGTAAACTCAACTGGAAACTCCCTTTGGAACATTCCATCAATCGACCCAAATCTAAACCCGCCGTTAAGTGTCTGATAGAAGAACATAGAGTTTCTCCATCCATCACTCTTTTCAGAATGAGAGGTGGTAACACACCAATCGATAAATCTATTGACCGTCCAGTTAGGACAAATGAATTGATGGTTTGCTGGAGTTGTCTCTTCGTACAAGTCAAACTCTTCGGGATAGAAATGTGTTTCATCTAACAATGCATCTTGTAACATTTGACCCTTTGTACCCCTAAAGGTTTTACTCAATCGTTTTTTGTTTACATAGAATTGTCTAGGGTCACAGAAGAATAAAACATATGATTGTGTACTTTCTTTAGGTCTCTGAACGTTTGATACTTTATAGATTCTAAATGTCTTATCGATAGTAAATTCTTTTGGAGCCTCTTCGTCAAATCCTTCCTTTTGTTTAATGGATAAACGCAAGAATTCCTGTCCTGTAAATCTGTAGTTTTTCAGAATATCTAGACCATCGATAACCGATGCTTGCCCCGAACAAAACTTTGAGAAGATTGATTCATATAATGTTACACCCACAGTCAAAGCATCGATGACAACTGTCTCTCCATGCTGGTTTATTATTGTGAATGCTTCGATGGAAAATCCACCTTCAACAAAATTTCCTTGGGCCATTATGAACTCATTATTTTATCAAACTCTTGCACAACCCTTCGAATGTATTGTGGTCTGATAATTTTTATTAATCTTTTTGAATCGTTTTTATCGAACTCGTCTTGCCAGAGTGTTACTGAAGTATAACCATTGACGAAGCTGTTTGACTTTAAACCTTCATCATTTTTGTAATATGCTATACCATCAATTTGATTGATTGCACTTAAAATGGTTGCAGTTTTTTCTGAACCTGTTATTGTATCTCCACCAGTAAACTCTCTATTACCCTGTACACCAATTCTATTATATGTAGGTTCCACTTTAAGAACGTGTGCAGTGTTACCATCGTTAGAAGTAATCTTTTCACCCAGTAAGAATTTACCATTCCCATCGATTATATCAGATGTATTTGCGAAGGTTAGATATTGGCCTGGATATTTTTCAGTTAGAAATGCTTCAAAGGTTGGAGTGTCTTTATGCCAGTCATAGTATGATTCCATTTCATTAACTAGTAATAGAGTCCAATGTAAATCACCGTTACCATATATTTTGGTTGCAACTACATCGGGTCTTTCACCATCTTGCAGTTCATAGTATTCGTAATCAATAACTTTGTGTAAAGCACTTTGGTCTATCTTTGACTTTCTGAAAAAGTCCTTGATAGTAATCCATCGTCCGTCACTTAGTTTATATTGTGTTGTTGGAAAATTGTTGAAATATTCGTTTGCCATAGTTTAACCCCCACCACCTTGAGCTGTTTTATCTTTATTTGACGCTGCAACGGTTTCTTGTCTTCTTTCAGCCAATGAGGTCATCCCACCACCTAAGTCTTGTTTCTTTGCTGACTTGGATATTGTCTGATAGTTTTCCTGTGTGAGTATTTTGATTTCTGTGAAACTTAGTGACATTTTTGTTGACACTGGATACCCATCTTCAAATAGTTTGTTTGAATGTGAGACATTACATGATGTACATACCATGGGTAAGAAGTCATCAAATTTAGCTGCAATCGGCCCTTCCCAATGTAATTTAAACATGTTGGGATAGTTGAAATAATTTTCAATTGCAGTATCACCCTCTGCTTCTCCATATGTGTCGGGTAACATTGCAGTCTTGAACCCCCATACGATATCTTTTACTGCAGTTGCTTCGTCACCATTTCTAGGAAAGAACTCATAATCAAAAGAAAAATCTCTGAAACCCACTCCTTCGAACATCTGTTCTTCCATAGGGTTGGCTGCTCTTCCAGCAAGGAAGTTGTTTGCACCACCAGTGAGCATAGAACCTAGTTTGTTCATACCATCTTGGACTGCTCCCTCTAATGCAGTTCCAGTTGCCTGTAATGTTGAACCATCCATTTTACCATTGAATGAATCTTTTATTGCAAGTCCTCGTCTAAGACCAGCACCAACTGACTGTGCTGAGTAGTTTGCTTTCACATCCCCTTCACTTATTTCATCGGGAACGTATAATGCAATCTCAAGCTTTTCTGTGTGTAACAAATTTTTGTTATTAGCACCATCTGCGTTCCTAGCAGTTCTAGGTAAAGTTGTGAATATGAGAAAGTTCTGCAACTCTTCTCCGATAGGGTACTGTAGTTCTCTAACTGTTGTCTCGGGCGACTTCTTAGCTTGTTGTTTTGCTTGTTTCGATGCTTTATTCTTCTCTAGAGAAGACCGTCTTTTGTCGAGTGTTGCTTGTGCAGCCTCTGCTTGTTGTGCAAGTTGGTCTGCAACTGCACCTAGACTACCTGCGTTGATATTTTTTAGGTCATAACCCTTTCCACTCAGTTTTGCAGCTGTTCCTTTAAGAGATTTTACTGCACTCTTTGCTTGTGATACTTTATCTAGTATTTTGTTGATATTCGGCATTCAGAATCCCTATAAATAGTTCTTGTTAATTATGGTTACTGTTATTTATGGCATATTCGGGTAAGTTCAAACCAAAGAACTACAAAAAATACAAAGGAGACCCCACAAAAATCTACTATAGGTCTTTATGGGAAAGAAGATTCATGGTTTACTGTGATGAGAACAGTAATATCTTGGAATGGGGTAGTGAAGAAATCATAATTCCGTACATTTCACCACTAGATAAGAGACCACATAGGTACTTTCCCGACTTCTATATAAAGTATAAGAATGCATCAGGCAAAATACTACGTGAAATCATTGAGGTTAAACCAAAGAAACAAACTAAACCCCCAAAACAACCAAAACGTAAGACACAACGTTACTATAAAGAGGTTGCAACCTATGTTGTCAACGAAGCAAAGTTCAAAGCTGCAGAAAGTTTCTGCAAAGATAGGAAACTAGGTTTTCGCATACTAACAGAAGACCACCTACTACCGAGGAAAGAGAAAAAATGAAAAAATTATATGTATTTGATTTGGATGGGGTCTTGATTGACTCAAAAAGTAACATGGAGAAGTCATTTATCTCCTTACAAACTGGAAAACCATTTGAAGACTACTTCAAGCATATCGGGAAACCCTTTAAAGACATCTTAACTGAGATAGGTATACTCACTGACCAAGATGAATTGATGGCAGAGTATAATAAAGCATCTTCAGCGAACTCCGATATGATAAAGTTTTATGATGGTGTTGAATCACACCTACAAAGTTTAAAGGCTGAAGGTAAAAAGTTAGCGGTTGTAACTTCAAAGCATTCAGGCAGAGCTCATGCTATTTTGGATGAGTTAGATGTTGAGTTTGATGCAGTCGTTTGTCCCGATAATGATTGGAGAGGTAAACCAGCACCCGACCAATTATTGATTGCACTTGCACATTGTAATGTAGACCCAAAAGACGCAGTCTATGTGGGTGACATGCAAGTCGATATGGATTGTGCAGACAGAGCTGGTGTTGATTTTATTTACGCAGAATATGGATATGGAGATATAGAATGTTGTTGGAACAGAGCAAGTTCAATCGAGTCGGTTTAATACCTGCCCGTTGGGGTTCATCTAGATTTGAGGGTAAACCCCTTGCATTAATCTGTGGTGAATCTATGATTAAGAGAACCTATGACCGTGCATCGATGTCGAAGAAACTAGACAAGGTCTACGTGGTTACGGATGATAACAGAATCGAATATCATTGTGAGATATTTAACATCCCTTGTATAAGAGTTGATGATGATTGTGCAACTGGTACAGATAGATGTGCAATTGCATCTGAACAAATAGATGCAGATATCTATGTCAACATACAAGGTGATGAACCCTTGATTGACCCCGAAGCAATTGATAGACTATGTGATTACTTTAACCCCACACTTGGTGTTGCAAATGCATATGTGTTAATCAAAGAGCCGTATAAGGTAATGGACAACGATGTAGTAAAGGTTGTGTTTGATTCACATCATTGTGCAATGTATTACTCACGTCTTGGTATACCTTTCCCACGAGGTGAGGATGCAAAGGTAAATCAACAACTTGGTTTGTATGCATTCAGTAAAGAACGTCTACAAGAATTCTCAACATTACCTATGCAGACTTTAGAGAAAGCTGAAAGTGTTGAGATGTTAAGGTTCCTAGAACATGGGTATAAGGTTCTAATGGTTCATGTAGATGATGTTGGTCTATCAGTAGACACACCCAAAGATATTAAACTAGTAGAAGAGAGGATTAATGCATATAACTGAAGATAAATTACAAAGTGCTTTTGAAGAGAAGTCTAAAACATCTATCCCTAAGTTTGCAACCCTAGGTGAATGTAAGCAATGGCACCCATATCATCCTAAGATGTTTGCAAAGAATTTGCTGGAAACTATACATCATAAAGATGTTGCAATCAATAGAACAGATGAAGATAGTAGAAGAAACGAATCACAGAAATTAGTGTGGTTAATCGACCAATACAAATCAGTGGGGTTTTACTCTACACCCCAAGCTTGGATTAAACCTAATGGTAGGTGGAGAGTACATCCAGGCTCCGTTCGTGTAAATGCTATGATACAATGTAAAGCTTATGAATCAAAATTCGTAATTTGGGATGACTCAAATTATCTTCCCGACAATAAACAAGTTACATATCAAGAATGGATAGACCAGTTCCCCATACCCGAAGGTAGACATGCAAGGTTTTTTGATGTTGAGGGTATGATTGAATTCCACATATCTGAAGACCGTCCTACAATGTATGAATACTATCTAGACCTTAGAAAATTATATGACGGCAAACGTCCTAAACTGATAGGAACCTGTGATGATAGTATCAAAGATTTATTCGGAAGTGGCCCAGTGACCGTTCGTGGTCACATCACTGAAGATGAGTTAGGTTCCTTCCTAGAACTAAATCCAAATAACAGAAAAGTTACTGAAACTAATTTTACTATTGTAGGCTAAAATGCATAAATAGTTCTATGGTATCTAAAGTATTATCAACTGTAGCAAAAATGTTACCCGAAGAAATAGAATCGGGAACCGAAGATAGTCTGCAATGGTTTAGACAAAACGTCCGTGATTTAAAAATCAAACCAATAAAGATTATGAAAGGATTAGACACGGTCACTAATACTGGACTGAGACAAGGTGGAGTATACATGTTCCATTATGATGCAAAGTGGAAAGACACATTGCCGTATTGGGATAAGTATCCAATTGTCGTACCATTAGAATTATATAACAATGGATTTTTAGGAATCAATATCCATTACATCTCACCTACAATGAGAGTACCTTTGTTAAGTAAGTTATTTGAATTTACTATGGAAGGTGAGGATGATGATAGAATGCTTGTAGACTATGACTTGACCCAAATAGAAAGTGGTCTAAGAAATGCCGGGCCGTGTATCAAAAGATATTTAACATCTCATATCGGTGCAAGAATTGTTAAAGTACCAAGAGAACAATGGGAAACATTAATGATGATGCCAACAGCACAATTTAATGTAAACGCAAACACTGTATATGCAGACAGTAGAAGGAAAATTTAATGAGTATAACAATAGACACATTTAAAGCAAACTTTGATACAGGTGCAAGAGCAAACCTATTCGATGTTTCTCTTTTATCACCATCAACCCTAGGGTGGCAATTTACAGAAGGTGATATGCTTAGATGTAGAAGTGTAGATATGGAAGGTTCATCTTTAGGAACTAATACAAGAGACCAATACAATTCGGGATATGAAATCCCCGATGGAACTGTAGACCAAGGTGGGTTTGTTGATATATCATTTCTCTGTGACCAATCATTCCATGACCGTGCATTAATAGAAGCATGGCATAATTGGATTTACCAAGGAACGGATGATACAAGCAGAGTTGGTTCAGCACAGATACCAGTAATGAAATACTTAGATACTTATATCGGTACAATGGAAGTGTATGCATTGAGAAAGGATGAGACAAAGTCAATGAAATATACGTATTATGATGTGTACCCTTCATCATTTGATGCAATGAATTTTGGTGCAGACGAAGAAGGAATCTTAGAAATTAGTGCAACATTCCAGTATAGAAACTGGACAACCGAATACCTAGTAGAAGAGAGAAAACCAAACAGAAGCTATCAAGAAGAGTATGAGAAGTTACAAACTAAAAGGAAAGAATTGACTCCGTTGAAAACTATAAATAGAGGTGGACAAGTTTTAGATGGAGCGCTCACAGCATTAAAAGTTGGGGGACGTTTCAATAAAGAGGCTGACGGATACTTTAAGAAGTTAAGTCAAGTCGATTCAGCTGCAAACAGATTTAGAAATATATTTGGTGGCGGTTAATTACAATATGGAGTAAATTATGGGATTACCAATCCAATCAGCACCCACCTATACGTGTGTGCTACCAAGTGACGGTACTGAGGTAAAGTTTAGACCGTTTCTTGTAAAAGAACAAAAGGTATTGATACTTGCGAGAGAAAGTGAAGATGCTGTACAGTCATTGAATGCAGTAAAGGAGTTAATCAATGCAGTTACTTTTGATAAAGTAAATGCAGATGAACTTGCAATGATAGATTTAGAATATCTATTTTTAAAGGTTCGTGCTGTATCTGTAGGTGAAACGATAGAACTAACGTTACAATGCAGAACTGAAGACTGTACTGGTACTGAGAAAATCGGTATCAACTTAGATGAAATTGAAGCTAATGGTGAACAACCTACATCCAATACGGTCATGATAAGTGACACTGTTGGTATCGAAGTTAGAACACCCTTGGTTAAAGACATCAAGTCTACTAGTTTGAATCAAGCTGATGCAGACGTTGGACTAGATGTAGTTAAGAATTCTATTACATCTATCTTTGATGATGAACAAGTTTATGATAAGAGTGACATGAGTAAATCTGATTTAGATGAATTCATTGATTCTCTAACTTATAAGCAGTTAGAATTGTTAGGTGACTGGTTTGACGACCTACCTAAACTTTCTCATACTGCAGAATGGAAATGTAATGTTTGTGAAAGAGAAAACAAAAGAGTATTAGAAGGTATAAACTCTTTTTTTTAATGGCTCTTTCTCATGAGGGATTAGTAAACTATTACAATACTAATTTCCAAATGATGCAACACCACAAATATTCATTGAATGAGTTGGAAGACATGATGCCATGGGAAAGAGAGATTTACATTAAGCTCCTTTTGAACCACCTCGAAGAGGAGGCCGAAAGGAATAAACAAAACAGATAATAATTAGAGGACACACTAATGAGCGATATGGATAAATTTCAAGGCGACATGAGTCGTAATGAAGTCGAGATTGACTTGAAAAAGTTTATGAGCATGGTTTCTGAAATCGGAGAACTGAAACAGGAAATCTTTGAACTAACTCAAGAAGACAGAAAGAACCCTTGGCAAAAATGGATATTTGCAGCCAAGACAATTGATGCATGGAGAATTATACCTCGTGCATTCCTAGGTATTTACATGTACCTACTTTATTATGCAACATTTTGGTTTATGGACTTGGCAGACCCAACACTAGAACAGTCGGGATTAATTTCCGTACTAGTCGGTGCTGGAGCAGCTTGGTTTGGACTATACACTTCAAGTGCAGCGAAAGAACACGGCGATACAAACCCTAACTAGGACATAACCAATGGCAGACGAAATAGATAAGAAAGCACAGGAACTTGCAGATAAACTAGGTAAAGCTTCTGAGGGGTTGAACAGACCTTTCAAAGGTCTAGTGGATAATCTTGCAGAAGTAAACAAGGAGATTGCAATCTCCGCTGCAGATATTCGTAAGGATACTAGGGACACGTTCTCTGGCTTTCTATCTAAAAAGAAACTTGCCAAAGCAATGGAAGATTTTGACAAGACCGAGTTCGAAAAGAATAAGGCCAAGTCTACTGCCTCCACCGATGCAAGAGATAAACTTCTCAAAGAAGAACAAGCTGAAATCAATCGTAACAAGACACTCAATGAGATGAAACGTAAAGCTGCAGGAAAGCAGTTTGATATTGATAATGATATCACTCATGGAATTGAAGACCGTCTTCAGAAACAAAAAGAGATTGATGAGATTCAACAAGAGATTGATAAAAAGGAAACTGAAATCAAAAAGTTCCGTGCAGCCAAAATAGAAAAAGCAAACAAAGAGCTTGAAGAAGCCGAAGAAGAGAGAATCAAGTTAGAAGAAAAATTTACGGAAGATATGAAAAAGGCATCTTCTAGTGAAAGGTTTGATAACTTCTCGGGTGCAATAAAAGACCTTACTGGTGGACTATTGGATATCGGTGGTATGCTTGATGATGTCACTAAGTTTGGTAACAACTTAAAAACTGTTGGGACTGAGTTTAAGAATTTCGGTAAATTCTTAGGTGATAAACTTGGTAATCCAGTAGATAAATTAAAAGACCTCTTTTGGGCCCTAGTCGCATCAGCAGGTGCATTCTTTACCACAATGAAAACTTCAGCAAGTGAAAAGATGAGTGCTATGGGTGAAAAATTCACAGCTGCAAAGGATAGTGTTACTAGTAAAGTTTCTAATGTAAAAAATAAAGTCGGAGAGAAGTTTCAACCTGTTAAAGATATGTTCTCTGAGAAAGCAAAACTTTTCCAAGGTAAGATGTCTGACTTAGGTAACACTATGAAGAACGGTGCAAAGACTATGGGCGGTAAAGGACTCAAAGCAATTAAGATGGCACCTAAGATGTTAATGAAAGGTGCAACAAGGTTTGTATCTCTACTTGCACGAATCCCAGCAATGTTAGCTGCAATCCCAGCAATACTTGCATCACCGTTTGTACTAATCGGAGCTGGTGTTTTACTTCTTGCAGTTGGATTAGTTCTTATATTCATGAAGTTCAAAGACCAAATCCTAGAAAAATTTGAAATGATGAAGACTAAGGTAACAGAAGTAGTTACCAACATTGTAGATGGTTTCCTAGAAGTCTGGCAGAAAGTAAAGGACTGGTTCTCTGATAAGGTGTTCGGTATCAAAAGTTTCTTAGGTCTAACCTCTGAAGAAGAAGAGGCAGAACATGCTAAGAAAGAAGTAATCAAAGAAAAGGAAAAGGAAAAGGAAAGACTTCAAGAAGAACAAAAAGAAATTGCCATGCAGGCTAAAGAAGCTGAAATTGATGCAAAATTAAAAGCAGAGTTCGGTGAAGATGCACTCAACTGGGGTTGGGGTAGAGGTGACAAAGAAGCAAAAGAGATGAAGAAACAGATGATGGAACAAGCAGAGGCTGATGTTGACCAAGACATAGCAATGGATGCAATCTCATCTAAGGATTTACTGCAAGAAAGGAATGAATCTGAACAGGATTATTTCAATGTTCAAGATATCATGGATGCAAGACAACAAGAAGTTGAAAATAGAGTTAAATTCAGTAACTTAAAAATCAATGGTGAAGATGCAACCGAAGAACAGAAGAGAGAGTTCTATCAAGAAAAAGCAGACAAGGGTGAGTTAGATGGTCGATTTTTTGAGAACGGATTGAGTTTCGAAAACGGAACAAAAGGGGTAACCACTGAAGAGTTGCTAGAAAGACAAGCAGCTGAAGTCCTAGATATTAATAGAGCTCAGAAAGAACTTGATACAAGAGAAGACTACATCCCAGCAAACGCTGGTGACCTTGCAACTCAACAAAGAAGAAATGAACTCCAAGGAAAACAAACAGATGATGAATTCTTTGATGAGGGTGAAGGTCTTACAGAGAAAGAGAGAATGGAACTGACTCGTTTAGAGAGAGACCAAGGTGATAGGATTAAAGACTCAGCAGACCGTGCTAAAGAAATGGGCCCCAAGAGACCCGACCCTAGTATTACATCTGTTGCACAACAAAACACTAATAACAATGTAACCAACAATACGATATCTGCATCACCTAATCCTAGACCCACAGATAGTACTATTAATAGAACTGCAGTTGTAAATCAGAATTAGATTAAGTCTGGGCCTCTAAGGATATCTGCCTTAGTTACCTTTCGATTGTATTTGGTTTTATCTCTTTGGACTTGAGTACGTCCGTGTGATGGTGTTTCCTTACGAACCTTAACTACTGGTTTCTTCTTACCGAAGATTTTATCCCAGTTGTCAGCATATGCTGATTCGTCTGAATTCCTACGTTGTGAACCTTTGCCACCGTGCCATTGTTTGGAAGACATGATATCACCTAAATCCTCGTCTACCCATTGATGCTCTTTTTGCATCTAGTTTCTTACGTCTTTTTAGTTGTTGGTTCTTTTCGTTTTTGATAGTGTTAGGTTTGATATGATACTTCCTATCCCTACACTCTTGAACTATACCAGCTCTTTCACAATCCCTTTTAAATCTGCGAAGTAGTTGGTCGAACCCTTCTACGTTCCGATTCTTTGGATTTATTTTTGGTGTTACACTTGGCATAATATTTCTCTTAAAAAATGTGAAGTCACCCCACGCCTTACAGCAACCCGTTCTTCACCGACCAATCCGCTATATGCTATTGACCTTTCCCTTACTGAGTACCCCCAATCTTTTTCCACGGTCTCAGTGATGCAGTCGTCTTTTTTCAAGGACACATTTTGAATATACACGACTGCCCCAAATAAGAAATCTAACTACTAACTATCAGCAGCCAGTTTCTTAAAGTAGTCCATCGCATCATCTTCTTCTGCTTGAGGAGTAGATTCTGCTGATGCAACTACAGGTTCTTCTGCAACTGGAGACGTGTTAACATCTGACCATGGAAGTTCTTCCAAATCATCTGCAACTGACTCAGCTGTAGAGTTAGTTACTGCACCTGTTAATCCAAGAACTCTATCGAGTTTCTCTTTTAACTCTTCGTAAGATTTAAACTCACTTGGTGCAATAATTCCACTTAAGCTATGTAGGTTGTTTACCACATCTACAAGCTTTTGCTCATCATCAAATAAAGGTGCTTGTGTGTCAAACTCTGATTTGTCATAGTTCCAGTAACCATCTACCTTTCTAATTTTAATCTTAAAGTTTGCACCTTCTTCTCTAAGGTCAAAAGGATTGATTGCTTTCTCATCTTCAAATGCTGGTGAGATTGCTTCCTTGAGTGCTTCAAAGATTTTTTTACCAAAACGGTACTTGAACACTTTACCTTCGTTAGCAGGATTTTTAGGGTCTGAGATAACAAGGATGTTAGACACATAGTGTAAACGTCTTTTCTGTTTACGTGCTTGGTCTTTGTTTGCCTCAACACCAGTATTCCATAACTGAGTATTGTATTCTGATACAGGGTCTTGTTTATTAAGAGTCGTTAAAGACTTCTCAATATACCAGCCACCTGGCCCTTGGAAACCGTGGTCGAAATATGATACCCATGGCATCTCTTCTCCCTCGGGGGTGGGTAAGAAACGAACTACAGCGTAACCGTTACCACTCTTATCGAGTTCGGGTTTCCACATAGTGTCGTCTGAGTAGGATTTTTTTTCTCCGCCTGTTGGGGAAGCTGATTCCATTGCAGCTCTTAGTTTATCTAAACTACTTGACATTGTATTCTCCTATTTTATCGTACAATTATATCGCATTTTATTGCATTTTATCATGTATAAAAACCTTAGTTCTTATACTCCTATTATAGTACACTCTTACTAATCCTACAAGAGGGTTTTTGAAATGTACTGTGTATTTAGTCATTCTTGAGCTTGATGTTTTTATACATATAATGTTATGTGGCCAATCGGTACATATCTTAAGAGCATATCTCTAGGAGTTTCTCTCTGTATTTCTTAACGTCATAACTTATGAATGACTTATACTTGTTTATCTTAATGTGTAAGTCGGGGTAGACGACTTTTTCCGAAATCAATCTTTCCCAGTCCTTCGTGAAACCAATTATTTCATCCATGATACAAATGGTCTCTAAACTTACATCCTTACTCATATAAGATTTAAGTAGTCTAGGGTGTTGACCGTCAACTACTTTCAGTTGTGTTTGAATCTTGTACTTTCGTATCAAGTCGTTCACTTCTGTTTCGAACATATAACTAAGCTTCTGATTTCTCTTCTTCCACTCTCTATATCTCTTATCACATTCTTTATCTAGAAGGTCACCCGCCCAGAAATCTTTGTGTGATAGATTTGCAATGTAGAAGTCTTGCAGTTCTTCTTTATACGTTCTGTACAACTTACCAAAATGGTATTTGTCTTTTCTTTTTAAGAAAGAGTTGATGTCTGACTTCACCTTTCCGTTATACTTAACGAAATCATATCCCTTGGAGTGAAAATGTAATTTTATCCCAAGGTATAAAGTGTATGCATCATATCCTTCTCTAGAAGTCATTAAGTAATAATCTTCTTCTCTGCTGGAACTTCAACTCTAGGAGCTTCTTTCTTTCCAGTTGCAATTTCATATGCGTCAGCAACACCTTCGTTTGATTCTGTTGTAAACACATAGTTGTTAAACGTAATTGTCTCGGGATTCTGACATCCTGTTACTGCTACGCCTCTTGCAAAACCCATTCCACCTTCGGGATTTTGAACTATCATTTTTGGGTTGGTTAATGTAATAGACGTATCACGTTGACTGTCATACTCACCTACATACTCCCCACTGATTGCCACTACTGTGACGATATCACCTTTTTTCATAATTACCTTACTTGTTAAAGAAACTAGCAATAGTTCCTTGTGATGATGAACCCCTATTAATCATTTTCAAATTAGTTGCTTCAGCTTCTAACTTTTCTTTGAGAGGTTGGGATATTAACCTCTTCGCTGATTCGGGTTCGACTTTGTTATCATCACAAACTTTTATGATTGCTCCCATAACATCGGTCTTACCACCTATCAATAACTTTTCCACTTGTTCCGTAAATTCTTTTTTACTTATCAATTTTATACTCCGTGTAGATTACCATACTGTTTTCTCAATTTGTACAAATCTTCAACATAGTCCATAGGGTTTGCTGAGAAGATTTGAAACATACCGTTTTCTAAACTCACAATAGCAGTAATCTCTTCGATTGGTGTTCCTGTAAGTTCTTCCACCATGATTGCATATGCAGTCATTTGATAGAACCAAGGTTTTGCCATGTACTCTTCCTTGTAGGAAGATGAAGTCTTGAAATCTATTATAGATAGCATGTCATCAAATACACCAATGCAATCTACTCGTCCAGCCATTTCTAATTTGCGAGACAATAATGGTGCCTCTAATGCAATCGGTACTATTTCATCTAGTACTGGTTGGACACCTTTAAATCTTTTTTCTTCTATAATGTCTGAGAAGGTGACTTCCTTCTCTTGTCTTAAGTAGTCTTCTACTACTTGGTGGAATGATGTACCACGTTTGGCTGCACCAGTTGAGATACGATTGGCTTCTTCTTCACCAACTCGTTCTCTCCACAATCTAATATGGTCTCGGTTAAGTAATCCGACAACCGTTGTTACACTTGGATAGTGAAAGTCTTCATCACCATTTGTGTAAAATCTCTTACCATCCTTTTGAACGGTATGTAAATCTAGGTGTTCTAATTCCCATAACTCTAATAAATTACCCATAAGTCTATTCTACTTCTTTCTTGATTGAATGTCTAGATGCTTTTTAACTATTTCTTTAGTCTTAACTTCTTTGACTCCACGTTGTCTATGTCTGTCCATAGGTGAGCCTGGGTTTGCAGAAGAAATTTTATTGAGGACTTCTTTGAAGCCATTATCAAGTTTCACCCTGTCACCATGACCACCAACAATGCTTGGCGTTCCAAGTATAACTTGTTTGAGGTGTGGGTTGTCTTCTTTGAATTGGTCGAGTTTGGTATAAGACATATTATGCTCTTCAATCTCACCAGTTTCATTATTTAAAAAATCATATAGAGGCATACATAAACTCGGGTGTTGGTCTTGCAGTCCATACTGCAAAATCTTTTTTGTATTTGTTGTAGTATTTATGGTAACCATCTATAGATGATTTCATTTTGACATCATCGGGCATACATTGAGGTGGTTCTCTCCATGCACAAAGGTCAATATTGTTTGGTAACTGGTTTAGTAAATCCAGTAGTTTTTCCTGCGTTAAATGGGCCTTGGCATAACGATGGGTGTACTCCTTACATAAAGCTGCAAATAGGTCATATACAAATTGGTAGTGAACTGCATTCTCTCGAACCCATATATTGGATGGGTGATTGACATGTGAAGCCTTGTATAAGTTATCCATTTCACCTTCAAGTCTCCATCTTTGAATTCTACGTCCACTCGAATCGTCAATATAGTGTTTACCATCTAGCATTCTATGTGCAGTTGACAAGAGTTGGGCATATTCGATAATCATCTTAACTACATGTTTGTCACAATGTAGTTTAGCTGCAATTTCGGGTTCTTCGTGTAAGTAAAATATGTTCATTTGTAAAATATGTGATTGTTAATGACTACAGTCTCATTTAATGAGTCTGCCCAATAAGGATATACTTGGTCATTATGGTAATGTGTGGCACCTTCAGTAATATCTGCCCACTCACCAAATGCCAAAGACTGTGCAACCTGTAATGACACCATCCAAGTGTGACTATCTTCGGGTACATCTGCTTTGCCATCACAAAACCACGAAAATTGGCACATATTTCTAACTGGCATTGGATTTCCCTTCCAATTAGTCTTCCACTTTGCTTGATAAACGACTCCACAAATAGTATCGGGATAATCTCGGTCTGCAACGCGATTCATCACGACTTGTGCAACCGCTATTTTACCAGCAATCGGCTGATTACCTGCTTCGAAGTAAATATTTTTTGCCATACAGACAATTTCACCATTTTCATCGAATGCATAAGCTTTCTGAGAGAGGGTGCCAGTCAAAAAACCTAAAATTGCACCAGCAACCAAATAATAATATCTCATTTTCATGATTTATACTCCACCCAAGCCTTAAAAACGATTTCTGCCTGTTCTCTAGAAAAACCGAAGTTTTCCCTTAACCATCTTGGGGCTTCAAACATGTTAATTTTACCGCTTTCCTGTAATAGGTCTAATTCGGGAAACCATTCTGCTGGTTCGAACGGCAAATCTGCCGATGTTAGTTGATTTTGGTTCAAATGAAAATTACTCATAAGTTTTCTATCTCCTTCAGATGGAACTCAACGTCCTCGTCTGATAAATGTCCTAAGACATCACTAGTTACACTAGTATTATAACACAACTCACCGTTTTTGAGAACCGCCATTTCCCATAAACCTTGTTTACCGCCATATGACATGTCATGCTTGACTACACTGGCACCGTAACCGTTAGGAAAGAGGTGTACAATCTGTACACCATTCAATTCTAACATTGTGTTCTCTTCAACAATCATGTGTTGTCGCCATCTCTATATTTGACATCATTCTTGTCAAACTGTCTACGTGTTTCCCATGGAAACGGTTTGTTGATATGCAACCCTAAAAAGGTTAACACCATCATAAAGGTGCATAGAACGAAACCACCTATCCATGAAATTGTAACTACTTCAGCTTCCATATTAAAACCCACTCGTTGTATGGGCATACTCATCGGGACAATTCAATACCCCACATGGACACCCTGTGAAATCCAATTCCGTTTGGAATGGATTCATGTCAGCAGCGTTGGTAGTACCATACGTTGCTAGATTCATGACATCGTCGGCTGTCAATTTACCTTCTGTACACGATGCAATTAGTTTTGCACTTTCGTAATCTAAACTCATATCATTCTCCTAAGAATTTGCATTGTAGTCGGGTTTAATATTACCCTCTACAATCATTTGTGCGAGTTCCGTAGCATTGTAGGATTTACCACCCACGTGCCATGAATACTCATTAAGAGGGACGTGTCCATCCTTCCAGTTATAGATTGTAACCGCTTCACGGTCATAATCATACTCTTCCATACCTTCTTCTTCAAAGTACTTCACAGTTAGACACCATTCACAATTAACTTTTGCATATGGGTCTGCATCCATGTAAGTCGGTTTTCCTAAAAGACTTACAAGGGTATCATAGGTGGTTGTTAAGTATCCTTTGAGAGAGGTGCCACCAACACCTGTATCATCTACTTCATATTCTTTTATAATCATTACGCTACCTCGTTCTTTAAATTATTTTCTAACCACTCACCGAGAGCTTTCTCACTCTCAAGAGTAGTACCATCTACCATGATGTATTCAACATGGTACGTAGCCACATCTGTTGTGCATGTAGCATCTGCATCATAAGTCCAAACTTGGACTCTTGATAAAATCTCTTTTTTCATGTAACCATAGTCACCGTTCTCAGTGACCTTCTTGCAAGTCCAATTACCTTCGGCATTCTTCTCAAGAATGTAAGGTGACTCCCACTTCTCAATGTGGTTGTACACATCCTTCTCATCAATGAGTTCCCAATTGAGGACGTATGCCTCAGCCATCTCATTCTTCTGCGTGTGAAGGAATGCAGTCTCGTCTACAAGACCTTGTAAATATTCCGTGTTAAGGAAATCGATATCTGTAATCAGATAGGACGAACCACCCTTAAACTTCCAGTACGGTTCAGAGACACCATGCACATAACCCTCGTCATGAGCTGCATAGTTTTCTTTGTACTGGGTTTGGATGATTAGATTTAACATATTTACTTTCCTATTTAATTTCCTATACTGTTAGTATATCAAAAAGCCAGAGCCATTGTCAAGGCATTCTTGAATAGAAACAGCAGTCCTACTGCATTGAGTAATATCAATGCTCTATCGTTCCATAAGAATGACACCCATAACCAAAGTGCAATTCCAATCATGGAAAGACCTAAGTCATAATGTGCCATACCATCGATACCTCGAAGGGACATCGCTGCTAGAACAAAAACAGATGCAACCCACTTAACATACCAATCCGTGGTATGCTTTGGAGTTACACTGTCCTTAAGTTGTTTTGAATTTTTCATATTAAGTAATGAGGCCCATGTTGGTTACTTCTAGATACTGGGTATCCACCTTCCATAAAGAGGTTACCTCTTGCTTTGTTCAATGCTGGAGTTTGCCATCCAGCAGCTGCAAGAACGTCACCCACTTTGAACGTGACTTCCTTTTCAACGATACCATTCACTCTTTCCATTTTTCTGACTTTAGTGAATTCTTTCTTGTTGACAAATCCCCAAACAGAATCTTGATTACCACTGTTGCAGATAATCTTGATATACTTCCTACCCGCTGAATTAACTCTCCAGTTGTAGTAGTCTAATGATGGGAATGCTTCAAGATGTACAGCATTTAATTGCTCACAAAGTGTCTCACACAACTCTAAGAGTTCTTGTTCTTGATTCACTTCGTTGACTAATTCTGATAATTTCATTACGCTGCCTCCAACATTGATAAAGGAACTGAATATCTACCTTTTGGTAGTTCTACAGTTGCCCTTGAAATCTTGACTTTGATTAAAGTCCCCAAAGTCCTTTTAGTCTTTTGGACTACATAGACTTTTGCACCTTCGACCAAAGAGGTCTTGGCATTCAGTTTCTTCACTTCATTACAAAGTGCGATAACCTCATTCAACTCTGCCATAGAGGTCAATGAAGTGATTTTAGTTTTTAATGATTGGTTCATAGTGTCTCCTTGATTTTTCATTATATACATAGTATACCAAAAAGCTTAGCCTGCTGTCAAGGCCTCGGTAGCACGTTCTTTGACGTATGTAAGTACTGCTTTCTTTTCAAGGGGGGTTAGGTCGTCCACTGAATTAAACCTAGAATAGGTCAATCCTACAGTGGTCATTTTGTTGCCTGCAGTGACCGCTGCATTCCATAGTTTTAATGACTCTTCATCATTGCCTGCATGTAGTTCTCCTACTTCACACATGGTTATGATTTCTCGACCCATCTTAACAATGGCCATTTGGGATTCGGGGGACGTGTATATACTATCACGATGCTTTCTCATGTTGTAACTCCTTAAGTTATTTCTTTATTGGAGTACAGTATATCAAAAAGCGGGGGGTGCTGTCTAGGCCTTTTATAGACTCTTTTGTATTTCGTCCAGTTCTTTAAGTTTCTTGTTTATGATGTCTACTCTATTGGGCCAATAGATATAGTCCTTGTCTGAATCCTTTGCAAGATTCTCAAGTAGGGGTCTCACAAAATTATCAAGTTTGTTGATTACATCCGTTGCAGTTGTAGTCTTCTCGATAATCTTTGTATCAATGGCTGCAAGTTCATCTGCATCCATCGCTGTAAATCCGAAGTCGTTGTATTCTGTCATAGTATTATTTATAACTAATCAGTGTGTAAATGATAGTAAACATCCTTTAAAGTTTCCTTGTCACTCTGCACATCTTGGTAGTTTGCATGTGCTTGTAATGTCACGTCTGCAATCTCATAGTCGGGATAGGACGTAATTAGCTTGTAAATAAACCCAGCAACATCTTGGTGTTTAACACTAGGTAGGTTCTCATCGTTGAGAAGTCCTAGGTTTAGATTAGTCATTTTGTATCTCTTCTTAGAGTTGTACTGATAATTGTTTGCAAGGTGATTGAGTTGTGCTTTCTCTGATGCGTACATGTAACCTTTAGATATGTTTGGTTGAGCTGCACGGCTAGAGATATTAATAATAGTCTTAGTCTTCTCTAACTCCCATGCCTCATGAGCAATATCTAGAATCTTAGCTTGGTCTTGGTGTGCAAGATTGATTAAAACATCCATAGGTTTATGACCTCTGAATCCCCAAAAGTTTACTCCATTCATTGTGATATCATCACATCTGACTGGTGTGACTTCGATGGTGTTTCCTCTATACGGTGTTGCTTCTAATGTTCTTTTAATTACAGCTGCAAGACCACTACTTCCTGTTATTACTACTCTCATAATATTCACTCACTATGTCGAAAGATTGCTTACCGAACAAGCTACCATCGACACTGCACTTGTTACATGGGGACATACTTCTGTCACCCTTCATTAATTTCTTTCTAATTTTATTCATAGGTTTAGAGAACCATACATTATGTAGGGTTTCTGATAACAAGTTGCCTACAACATGCTCTCTACCCCAATCGTTGGAACAGAATAAAACATCACCATTCCAATCAACAAACATTTTATAAAAAGGATAATGACACGGTTTACCTTGTAGCGCTTCAATTGTACTCTCCTCAATTCCTACCCAGTCCATAACTCCACTACGATTGTTTAATATCAATCCATGTGTTTCGAAATCACCCCAGTGCATTCTGTATTTGTATTTCTCTTCGGGGATGGTTTTCATTATCTCATCAAAGTGTTCTATCTGTTCGACTCCGTCATAGAGATTGATGTAGAGTAAATCTAATCCACTGAACTCAAATAACTCTTCTGCATATTCTCTAGTGAGTTTATCTCCGTTAGTGTTACACTCTAGTGTTGCATAAGGAACTGCTGTCCTAAAGGTGTGAACGATTTCTCTGAACCTTGGGTTAAGTAAATTCTCTCCGTATCCACTTAAGGATATCTTACCTTTAAATCCATTCTTATGTAATTCATCTCCAATGGTCTTTGCAGCCTTGGGTGTCATATGTAAATTTCTATTTGGAAACACTTCGGGATTTGCACGTGGACAAAATGAACATGTCCTATTGCATAACTCTGTGGTGTTAACTTCGACTGTAAGAATAGAACTGAGTTCGTTTAATTGGTCTTGGTCTTGTCGACCCCAATGTTTCTTTTCCTGTTCTCTACGGTGTTCTAAAAAATCGTACTGGTCAACAGCCATTATTGGGATGTTACGTTTCGACACGTCTACACCTAATATGTCTTTCTTCTCCATCCAAAACCTGTTCTTGGTAAGAAAACTCGATTGTGTCGCCAACGTCAATTACTCCTTCAGTAAAATACTTGGGTATGATAAAAAACTGTGCTGACTTCTCTTTTGAAATCTTACAGCTCTTTGGGTCACCATGTCTGTTGTATAGATACGGTCTAATGTGTAATCCATCTTGGTCTCTGTCGTGTGCTGAGAAAATTAACTCATTACCATCAAGGTAAAGATTTACATAGGGGGTGTCGTATTGGATTCCTAAACGGATTGTATATTCAAGGGGGAAGTTTAAACGTAGAACGTCATCTTCAATATCTTGAAAACGTTCTACGTATCTGTGACTTACTTTGTCTAATTCAAGGGGTAGTACTTCTGATTCCTTAGAAGTATCCACCGTCTCGCACAGTATCATTGTCATTATCACTTCCTTCATCACTGTCGACTGCTGATACGAATGACCCATCATCCTGTAGTGATTGTATTAATTCATCTGTTTGGTCTTGGAAGGACTCAATCATTTGTGCTTTAGTTTGAGACTTATCAAGTGTAAAGTTCAACTCATCTGCAGCTGTAACAATACCTTTCTTAGTCATTGCTTCAAGTTCTGCACTTGATGGGATTGTAATCTCATCGTATGGCTCTTCTTCGAATGATTCGTTGAATTGTTTTTCATCGATATCATCTTGAACCTTTTGGTCAATCTTTGCTTGTGCAGCTGCAAGTAATTCCTCTTCACTATCATATGAAGGGATTGCTTTTTCAGCTGGTGCTTTTACTGAGTCACCAGTCTGTAGAGTTTCTGCTCTTGGTTTAAAGTTACCACCAGTGATTACTGGTTTTGCAAATTCAGATTCAGTTCTTGTATCTTCTTCCTGTACTGAGAACTCTGAACCTAATGGTTCTACTTCGTCTGATACTTCAAACCCTTGGTCTTCTTCGTACTCATCGAATGCTTGTTTAGTTTCCGCTACCTTCTCATTGAAAGCTTCATCGGTTGAGATTGCTTCATCCCACTCTTCGGGTGTTGCATTATCGATTGATTGATAGGACTCATCTGTAATCTCTTCTACGAATTCATCTGCCTGAGCAACTTCTTCTACTCTTGCAACTTCATCAAAGAAAGACTCGGTTGTATTCCCACTTGGTTGATATCTTGTATCAGACTGTGGTGTATTTAAAGGAACGAAAGGTTCGACTTCTGTCGGGTCAACGAATGATGTTTCATTTACTTCTACGTCTGTTCCAACAACAACTGTATCTTCTGTAGCAGGATTCATTGCACGTGCAAGACCCATGTTACCTGTTGCCTTACTAGGTTTTGCTAAAGGGGTTTGTTGTACAGCGGGTGGTTGTGGAATTTCGTATCCATGTTTCTTGGCAAGTACTGCTACTTCCTCAGCAGACATTTCAACAAAACCATCTTTGTTTAATGTACCTTGTTTAACACCGATAACTCCATCACCGTTTAAGTCAACACCAATTCCATGTGATGCAAGAACAGCTTCAAGTTGTGCAATCTTATTGTTTGCTTCTTTCCTTGCAACTCTTTCGTCTGCAAGTCTTTGCTGTTGTTCTTGTTGTGATTTTTCGAATGCCTCTGCTTTTGCAAGTTGGTCTGCAGCGATAAGTTCTTGAGACCTACGTTGTGCATTCTCGACAATCTGATTGTACTCTGCTAATCCAGCAGCGTACTCTTCAGTCACAGTATGCAATGGTACGAGTTCACCTTGGGTGACCTTTCCACTTTGCAAATGCGATTGGATTAGTGCATTGATAACACTAGCACTATTAACGGTAAACCCTACTTTGTAGTCAGCAATCCTTTGTTGGATTCTTTCTAACTCTGTTGGTTCGGGTTTTTCTTGTGCAAACTGTGAGACAGTTTGGGGTTCATTTGTTGCCATAATTTATTTATTCTCCATGGAGCAGAACTAGACTAGAAAGTTGTTTACTGAAGTTAAATTGTATCTAACTTCCCTTATAATATGTATAGTCTCGGTCTACTCTTATATTTAGTTAACAATTAATCTCGGGAAAGGCATCTTTCACGATTTTTGAAGTGATGTTAGGGAATGCCCAAACACCATCTTTGACTAGGTCAAGTAGTTCAGCTTCCTCTTTAGGAATACCTTCTAGAAGACCAATCCACATTGCTTCTCTCTTAGTTGCAGAGATTTGTTCCGTAACAAAATACTGGAACAACCTATGTTCAAATCTAAGTGATGTTTCTGTTAAATCAGAGCTAGGTGCTGAGTTCTCTCTGTAAGGTGTTTTACCTTCGGGTAAGACGGATGAAATATTCTCATCGAATTGCCACTGCAATACTTTCTTAACTCCACCATTAGTTTCATTGAATACTTTCAATCCGTTAACTGCTTGCTCTGGATTACTCTCAGCAACAATATTTGCTTGACATAATATTTCATATACATCTGCATTTTTCTGAAGTGTTGCTCTTTCGGTAATCAACTTCATTTTAGGTTTATTGGGAGCTCCTTTAGGTCGCCCTCTTCCTCTTTTTTTCTCGGTCATAATGTAAAATCCTCTACATGATTTAACAACTGGTCTAGTCTATGAGTTCTTAGATAGTCGAATACTTTACCCCTTACAGGTTCAGTCTCATCAAACTCTTCTAAGATATTCTGTTCTATCTCAGCTGGTATAAACTCTAAGTCAATTAAAGTTTGGTTTCTTAAATAGTTACGATAGTATTTATCGTCACTCTCAATTGTAATTCTTAAGTACTTATCTTTGATAGGTTTCCTTAAGGGTGTCTGTCTAATACCTAGGTCTAAACAATCATCATTAGATAGAATGTTTGGAACTCCATCTGACTTATCACCAGTAAGAATATGTTCTCTCAAAAATAAATCGGGGTCTTGACAATCAATCATCTTATTGAGATTGGGACTCCATTGAGTTACATATGGGTATTTATGCAATTGCTGAAAGTCTTTATCTCCACTGACAATGAGTACATCTTCCTTTGCATGTTTAGTCAACACTGCAATGATGTCATCAGCTTCACACTTCTCAACATACATGTAACGGTATGGAAAGTTCTCTTTGATTTCCATCTTAACTTTGTGAAGGGTATCGAATATCATACCCCAATCTTTATCGTCAGCCTCTCTAGACTTTTTACGATTTGCTTTGTACTGTGGATAGAAGTCACGTCTCCACGGATTGGCTGCATCCGTGCAAAGAGTTATCTCACCATAGTCGCCTGAGTATTTCTTTTGATAGTTTCTGACTGAGTTTAGAATCATGTGTCTCAACATGTCCTCACTCATTTCTCCACCATTCATTTTTAATTGTGCCATTAGACCAGCAATGATGGTCTGAGTAAAGTCTATAAGTATCATTTAATCACTTTTAATAATAATGTATTTTTGGTAATCAAGTCGTTTCCGTTTTTCAACTTCGACCTAGGAATCTCATCCATAAATCCACGAGCAATAATATTACCACCTGTTACCAGTCTATCAAGCAACTTGTAATCTGTCAAGGTCTTTTCTTTACATAAGTCATAACCTGTAATTCTAGAACCTTTAACTGCAAGGTGGCCACTGAAATGTGTAAACTTCTTAGATGCAGTATTGTATGTGAACAAGTCTAATGCTCTTGGTATCTCTTCCTTGTCTATAGACTTGTAACCTTCCCACTCCTCTAAGAACGGAAGCTTCCTTACCATTCTCTTAGGGGTCATAGGTTTAATTCTACGTACTGGTTTGTACTCGTCACAATACTTATCGATATCGGATTCGATACTCTCTAAGAATTTGATGTAGTCTTTCTTTTGTTTCTTGGTAAGGAAATTGAAAGCTTCTTCTAACTGTTCACAACCTTCTTCGTTCTTAACTTCTAATTGTGCTTGAAGTGTTTTACCTTTCATGAAGGTAATTACTTTAGAACTATAATCTAGTTGCTTAAGATATTTGTACATTGAGAAGGAGCTCTTCTTATCGTCCACAAAGGAATCGATTTGGAACTCAACTTCATCATAGGCATCGATTGCTTTCTCGCGCATTCGGTCTTGGATATTAATTTTTTTGGGTTCAGTTTTCATAATCATGTCAGCAGTATATAATAAAGCTTAGTGCATTGTCAAGTCTGTTTATAAATTAACTATCATCCCTTTCATCACGTTTGTTTGTAATCATGAACTTACGTGCTGGATTTATCATTAAGTTTGCACGTTGCATAAGGTCACGGTTCGCAAGAAACGGTATTGCACCTCTAGTATCTAAACTAACTTCTTGCTCATATATAGTGTTTAGAAAGTTTAACTCAAGTTCTACGACTGGTCTGTCTTCAGCTGGTTTTAATAAAGTAACCATTCTCTTTAGTGGTTTCTTATACTTAACACCTTCCGTTGTCCATGTAACTATCTTACCGTTAACCTTTAAATCTTCTGCATGAAGTGAACAAGCTGAAACTGAATTACCTGTATCTAACTTCACTGTCATCTCTTGACCTTCGACTTCAATGGTTTCTAATACACCACACTCTGTTGGTGACTTCTTCCATATGTCTCGGTCTTTATAAATCTTAAGAACCATCTTAACAATGTCCTCACCGATAACACTAGAGATTCCTTCAGTGCCTGGCGAATGATTTACTTCTAATAAGAATGGTGGTTCAGTCTTTCTGTTTTTGCTAGGAATAAAGTCGACACCACACCATTGTCCGTTGACGGCTTTGCTAGCTCTTAGACAAACATCCTTTTCCAGTTCTGTCAATGTAACTGATTGTGCATCTGCACCTTGGGATACATTACTTCTGAAATCATCTGTAATTTTGTTTCGTCTCATTGCACCAACGATTTCTCTGTTGACAATGACAACACGTACATCGTAATCTGATTCGATATACTCTTGTAATAGAATATCACAGTAGGGGTCAATCTTATAAATCAAGCTGACCTGTGATTGTAATGAACGTTCTGTTTCGATTAATAGAACACCCACACCTTTAGAACCCTGTAATGTTTTAAGTATCATCGGGAAGTTATTATCTAATGCTTCGTGAGCTCTATCTACAGTCTCGGGTTCATCGTTTGGAATCAATACGGTACGTGGTTGGTTTAGACCTATCTCTTGCAGTCTCAGATACGTTCTAAACTTGTCTGAACAAACTTCGATACATTCCCTAGGGTTACACGTTGCAATGCCGTAGCGTTCAATCTGAGAGATTAAATCAAGGTAGGAATCTTTAGTGTTTACTGCACCACGAATCATAACTAATGTGTCTGCATCAATCTCGAATCCTTTCTCATCGTCTGCATTGTGAATAGTAATCTTACCACTATCCTCATCACGTTCTAAGTATGCACCATTGATACGCACGTTGTAAACATCCATACCCATCTTCTCTGCAACCCCAACTATCTTACCACTGGTAGATTTCTTTGATTGTTTCTTGGGACGTTCTGCAAGAACGACAAGGCGATAGGGGTCGGACTTCTTGATGTCTTCTTCGACTATCAGCTCATTAAATGATTTCATCTTTGTTGCCATTCCTATGCAATTCCACAAAGTGTTCAGCATCTACTAACACTAAGGGTTTATGTCTGTTTCTTTTTATGACCACAAGTGGTTCATACCCTTTACAATTCTCTGAAGCTTGCTCGTATGCTTTCCATACGTTGACTGTTTCTTGGTTTTTACATTCAATGGAATAGGGGAACTTCTCTCGGGACTCACGTCCCATTATAATATCTTCCCCTTGTGAACCCATGGGTCTAGACTCTAAGTCTTCTTCGTGAAGGTTAAGAGTGTCCACCATAAGTTGAGCAAACCATTGTTGTAGTTTACGACCTTTAGCTTTTGCTGACGATGTCTTCATTAAATGTAATACTCACTCCACATCCACACGATGCTATTTCATTTGGATTCTGAAACGTAAATGTTTCATTCAATCCTTGTTTCTCATAATCCAATGTCATTCCTTTTAGAAAGGGTTGACTCATTGTATCTATTAAAAATTTAAACTTACCGTAATCTATTTCTAGGTCACCGTCTTTATATTCGTCTCTGATAAAAACATATTCATAGCCACTGCAACCACCACCAGTAACACCCATTCTAACTGAGTCCACTTTCTTCTCTATAAGCTTTGCAATTGCAATGTCTGTGACTTCTATCATAAGAAGTATTTATACTTCTGACTCCCACACACCATCCTGTTCTGTGTCATTTTTTAAATCTTTTGATTTCTTAGGTCGAATCAATTCGTATGGAATACCATCTGGCTGGTCTTCGGGTACGTAAAGGAATCCAATGTCGGAACGGTTACACGTATCGATTGCATCAAAGATTGTTTCTACTAAAGATTCTCCACCTAAATTAAATGATGTATTAAATACAATGGGGGTGCCATTCTTTTCACCCAAGGCTTTAATTAAATTGTAATAATTTTTATTCTGCTCTTGAGTAACCGTTTGGATTCTACATGTACCATCTGCATGAACGATAGCAGGAATCTCTTCGTATGCTTTCTTCTTACATTGAATTGCAAATGACATATAAGGTGACTCTTCTAACTGCAACATCTCAAAATATTCATGTGCATGTTCTTTTAATACAGTACCAGCAAACGGTCTATAATATTCTCTCTTCTTAATTGTATTAACAATTTGTTTTGCATCGGGATTAGTAGGGTCAAATAAAATACTACGGTTACCTAATGCACGTGGGCCCCATTCAGAACTACCTTGGAACATTGCAACAACTTGTTTTTCTTCAACCAATAATCTGACTGCTTCGTCTTGGTCTCTAATGATTTCTAATATTCTACTCACTGTCTGTTTCCTCTGTTGTTACTTCTTCTGTTACTGGTTCGAAGTATTCGTTTTCTAAATGATAATGCAACCAAAATGCAGCTCCAACTGCAGTACCACCATCGTGGGGTACAGGGTCAACGAATATATTTAATTCGGGAAACTCTTGTAGGTATCTGTAATTGTTTGTACAGTTTAATGAGAAGCCACCACTGAGAACTAAGTTCTTACAGTCGGGATTTAATTCTATTGCACGTCTGATAACACTACATGCATTATTAAATGATTCCTCTTCACACATCTGTGCAACGATATGTCTATCAAATCTATCGGGTCTGTCTTCGTACAGTCTTCCGTATGATGCCATACCCATGACCTTACCCGCTGCACGTCCATGAATGTCTGCACCGAAGGCATAACTCATGTTACTGAAGTTCATACCGCTAGAAGGGAAGCTAGTGAACGTGAGAGGTAGTCCATCTATCTCTGTCTCCAAGTCTGTCAGACAATGAGCTGAGTCATAGTACATGTTAGGAAAGTATTGAGATGCAAGGTCACCTAACATACGGTGATTAGACATCTTCTTCCACTGGGGAACAATGGTCTTAGTGTCAAAGTCACACTTCCAAATGGATTCAATCTCTTGATAGTTCGGATGTGTCTCATGATAGCACTTAGCACCACCACCGTCCCATGCAATTGCTATTGCATTCTCACCCTTTTCAAAGAAAGGACTGAGATAATAACCACTGTATGCATGATACATGTGATGTTCTGTGTCAAAGTGATACTGGTCTACGTCAAAGAACTGTTTACACATCTCATCATGAATGGTTTCATCCATTTCTTCGTGCCAGTCTTCTTTAAGTCCCACTTTGGGATAGGCTTTAATTAATTCTTGGATTCTTGCTTCGGTTAATTGTTCCTTTGCAAGTGCATCTGCAAACTCTATTGCAATGAGACGATTATCCATGAGATAATCTTTATCCATTTCGAGTTTCATGTCACGTCTATCGAAAGATGCGAAGACTAACTCACCCTGTACGTTACCTTCCTCATCCACCAATGAATCTGCAAGACCTTTAGAGTCGATTACATGTAAGTGAGGTGCATCTAAAGTCGGTGAATAATACTTTTCACGTCTTTCTCTTTCTTCTTCGAAGAGTTCTACTACCTCTCCATCTTCCATGATACATAAACTGGTATCATGGCTGGAATTAATTCCAATTATTCTCATAATATATCCTTTGTTGTTACTCTACAGTGTCTTCATTGCCACGGTAGAAAGTTATTATAGCCTTTGGGTCGACAAATTTGTCGTGAATGAGTTGGCTCACCATCTCTTCACGTCCACTTCTTTGTCCACTACGGAACACAAAGTAAACGAGTGCAGATATAAACCCGATATGTATTAATATTAATTCAGTACTCATGGTTTTATTTAGTTCTCCTGTAAGATAGGTATTTTTTCAGTTGATAATGGACGAATATAAAGAGTGTAAACCATAATCCTAGGGTTACACAGAATGCAAACACGTAAAAAGGTAGAAAAAGAATATCAAAGAAACTCATTTTCAATAAATCCTTTTATTTGTGGTAGGTTATACCATGTGGAAGAGTACAATCGAACCGAATTCGGTGTCTCTACGATGAAACGTGGTACACCAGCGGGACTTCTGTCTTTAAATATTCTACATCCTAGGTACGACACTAAAAATAATCTCATAAGTTACTATCTCCCTATGTGTTTGACCTCATTCCGAGGTATTACTTGATACGCACCCTTATTATAAGACGGTGCAATGGTATACTCGGACGAGATACGTTGACGTTCTTCTTTACTTAGGGTATTTGATGTCTTAGGGGAATCACAAGGTGACGCCGACGGATAGTATACACTCTCACGCACGTAAGGAGCTACCGTTTTCACACTCACATTCCAATTATAATCCTTAGCGGTCTTAGTACGAGTCTTCCATGCATTGGTTTTACGTTTCTTACCACTAAAAGAGTGTGTCATTGAACCATGCCTCATGATATATGACACGTAGGACATATACACATCAAATATTGTTCGAATGTATCCAACTCTAATAACCACTCACAGGCTTCGTATCGTTCTAATCGTTCCTCTAAGGGTGTACGGTAGGGGTCATTGATGATTTCTTCTATTTCAATTGCTTTATCCAATGTACTGCAAGAGGTCATAGTGAATACTGATAGTATCGTAATTAAATATTTTTTCATAAGTCTATTATACCATAAAACTGGGGGGATGGGAATACGGTTTCACGCATGTCGTGTAAGTATTTGTGGACTTGGTGATGTTCGATTCCCTGTCCCTACCCCGAGTGAGTGCAATTAGATGCCTAAGCATGACTTAGGTCTCTAATTAGATGCAACACCCCTATTATAAAAATGTCTACGTATGATATACACACGTGTGTATGCAACACCTGTCATCCATGCAGTAATGGTACTACCTATGGTGAGTGTGTCTGTCCATTCGAGTAGGTCAATACAGACATAGAGACCCAATAGATTCAATGGATAGTTAATTAACAAGCCAGTGAAGACTGTGGTAAAGGTTTCTTTGTGTATTCTTCGTGATTTAGGACTCATACCTTAACCACTCCCTTGTTCTTTTGTATTGCATACTTACTATCTGTAGGTACACGTCTTGTCTCTAAGACCTCTGTCATATAATCTATGAACATTTGACCACCTTTAAATCTAGGGGGTGGATAAAGATTGTCTTCGTTTGCAATAAAAAAGATAC